CAATAAAAGGAACAGGAACAGCGGCAGGCGTTGGATTATTGGCCAATGGTGCAAAGTTCACTAAGATTTCAGTCACACCAAATGAAGCGCAATTCATCGAGAGTCAAGAGTTTAATGTGGCAGATATTGCACGTTGGTTCAGGATGCCACTTTCAAAACTTCAAGCAGGGTCAACAGGTTCAAGTAACTTAGAGCAGTTGAATATCGAGTATGTAACAGATTGTTTAATGCCTTGGATAATCAGATTTGAACAAGAGATTGAGCGCAAGTTATTCAAGACAAATGAAATGGAAGCATTAGATGCAAAATTTAGTGCTAATATGTTGATGCGTGGTGATAGTGCTGCAATGAGTCAATTTGTAACAAGAATGTATATGATAGGTGCATACAATGCAAATGATGCTTTGAGATTCATGGGTGAAAATACAATAGGAGAAGCTGGCAACCATTACATGATACCTGTTAACATGATTCCATCAACAGAAGCATCAGCATTCTGGGCAGGTAAAAGTTTAAACGATTCTAAGGCAACAGATAAACAACCAATAGGAGATAATTAAATGGAATTAGAAAGAAGAATATTAAGCCATAAGGTAGAGATTAGGTCAGAAGGTGAAGGCGAAGAAATGGAAGAAATGCCAATGACAATCTCAGGTTATGCGGCTATGTTCAATCAACCTGCTGACATGGGTTGGTATGAAGAAGTAATTAACGAAAGAGCGTTTGAGGGATGTGATATGACAGACGTAGCAGCATTATTCAATCATGATATGAATATGTTGTTAAGTCGCACTAATGGGAATTCTGAAACAGGACTAAATCTAACTATTGATGAAGTTGGATTGAAGTATGAATTTAAAGCATTGAATGAATGTGCTGAAAAGGTAGCTGAGGATATTAAGTTAGGTTATGTTTCTAAAAGTTCATTCGGATTTTATGTTGAAAATGCAGTGTGGGAGGAATTAGTTGATGCAGATGGCAGGACATACGATAGAAGAACTATCATGAAGATAAGCAAACTACAAGATGTTTCACCTGTTACTTTTCCTGCTTATGGAAGTACAAGTGTAGAAGCAAGAAACTTTGATCACGAAAGACCAAAAAAACAAATAGAAACAACTCAAGAATACATTTTAAAATTAAAATTAAATAGAAATGAAAACAAGTAAGCAACTGCGTGAGGAACGCGCTGCCGTTCGTACAAAGATAGACGAATTGGCGAAAGTTGAATCATTAACTGATTCACAAAAGGCTGAACTTCGCAGCCTTATTGATAGCGAAGTAAAATTTAATGAAGAAGTTGAATTGGCTTTGGATTTAGAAAAGCGTGCTGCAAGTGTAGCAGGCGGAAAAGTTGATGCTCCTGAAAAGAGAAGCAAAGACAGATTTTCAATCTCAAAACTTTTAAGCGAAGGCGATAAGGTTTCAGGATATGAAAAGGAAATGATTGAAGAATCAAGAAACGAAGCAAGAGCCGCTGGAATTAATCCAACAGGAATCTACTTGAGTAATTCAGTAATGAACTCAATCATGCCTGAAAAGAGAACCATGACAGCGGCAACTGATGCTGATGGTGGATTCTTGATTCCTACTGAAAAGATTGATTGGTTTGATGCTTTATTTGCTTATTCAGTATTGGACAAATTAGGTATTCAAAAGTTAACAGGCTTATCTGCTAACACTGATATACCAGGATTCAGTTCAGCTGTTGTAAGTGGATGGGCAAATGGTGAAACAGGAACTCAAAGTCCTGATGACCCAACTGTAGTTAATCGTGCTTTACGTCCTAAGTTACTTTATGGTGCAACTAACATCTCTAAGCGTTTGGCAATTCAAACTAACAGAAGTGTTGACCAAATGATTATGATGGATATTATGGCATCGATGGCGCAAACTTTACAAGCTGCTGTTATCAATGGTTCAGGTTCGTCAGGTCAACCAACAGGTATCTTGAATACTTCGGGAATTCAATCGGTTGCTATGGGTACTAATGGAGCAGCTTTATCTTTTGCAAAAGCATTAGAATTATGGTCTGCAATTGCTCAAGCAAATTCTAACATGGATAACTTCAAGTGGTTAACTAATCCTTTGGTTCATGGTAAGGCATTGCAGACTTCAACTGATACAGGTTCAGGTGCAATGATTGTTACTTATAACAACAACTTCGGAGGTTCACCAAATGCAATTGCTAACTACCCATTATACTCTACTTCAAGTGTACCAAGTACTTTGACTAAAGGTTCAAGTGGTGCAGTTTGTTCAGCTTTAATCGGTGGAGATTTCTCTCAGGTTGTAGTTGGTCAGTTTGGTGGAGTTGAATTAATTGTAGATAACATTTCACAAGCAAGAAGCGGGTTCACAGCCTTAACAATTAATCAATTCGTTGATGTAGTTATTAAGCAACCTGCTGCATTAGGTGCAATAGTTGATATTACAACTGCGTAATATTATTGTGTGTTAATAATTGGTTATTGGGGAGGGTTTCGGCTCTCCCCTTAATTATAAAAAATATGAAAAAAGTTAAAATATTAAAGTCGATTTGTGGTGCTTATAGCATGGGTTACTTTGGTGGCGAAGAGATTGAAGTAAGTGAAGCATTGGCAGAGGATATGGTTCAGAATGGATATGCTGAATTTGTATCAGTTGCAGTTGAAACAAAAGAATTGAAATCAGCCTGAAAAAGCGGTTAAAAAAAGTAAATAATGGCGCAATACAAACTTGTAACAGGACCTTCAAGCGAGCCGATAACATTGGCAGAAGCTAAGTTGTATCTAAGAGTTGATGATTCGACTGAGGATGCACTAATAACTTCTATAATAACAGCTGGAAGGCGCAAGTTTGAGAATGATACTTACCATTATTTACTTCCTCAAACGTGGGAATTGTACTTAAATCAAAATGAAATTAATGCAGAACCAATCAGCCTTAACAAGTCGGATATAACTGCAATTAGTAATGTAAAATATTACGACCAATCTAACACACAACAGACATTAAGTACGAATGATTATCAGACAGCAATTCAAGGTAGACCTTATTCAATTCAATTAACAACAGTGCCACAAGTTTACAATCGACTTGAAGCAATGGTTATAAGATTTACATTGGGTTACACAAATGCAGCGGCAGTACCTGAGGATATTAAAACAGCTATTAAAACTTTGATAGGCACTTTGTACGAAAATAGACAAACAATAGTAACGGGAACACAAGTAAATGAAGTACCCGATACTTATAAGTTTATCATGGAAAATTACAGGAATAGAGTATACGGATTTTAATAAATAATAAAATGAATTTATCAACAGCAAACAGAGTTGTGGCAGTAACTCCAAGTGATACTAATTACTTAACTGCTATTGGATGGACAACTTTCAATCCACAAGTACAACAGACAGCAACCGCTGCAAGTTTAGCGGCTAATACATTAACATTAGCAGGTAGTGGATTAGCTAATGGTGACATCATTGTTTTTGATTCATTAGGAACAATTACAGGTACAGGATTAGCTATCAATACTGAGTTATTTGTTGTAGGTGTTTCGGGCAATGACTTTCAAGTATCACTAACTTATGCAGGTAGTGCAATAGACTTAACAGGTGCAACTACTACCTTGCCAAGTTGGAGGGAAACAAAACAATTTAATTCAGCAATTCGTAAGACAGGCTTTATTAGTGTGACAACTTCGGGAACTTACAGAGTATTGCCAGCGGCTCACTTCGATACCAATACAACAACAGTTGCACCAATGGGAGCGCAGGACGTCTATATTGCAGCAGGTGTGCCTTATCCTGTTGAGGTTAAGAAGGTATTTAACACAGGGTCAGCAAGTGCAAGCGGAATTGTATTATTAACAGATTTATAAAATAAAAAAATAAGAATATGGCAGCTTTAAATGGAACAGCCTTAGTATTAAAAGTAGGGTCAACAGCAGTAGCAAAAGGAAAGTCAAACACTTTCAATATTAGTCGTGCAACTATTGACGTATCCAATAAGGATAGCGCAGGTTGGAAAGAATCAATCTATGGTCAAGGTTCAGGTAGCTTTGACTTCGAAGGAGTCTTTGAAGAGTCAGGAACTTGGGGATGGGATGAAGCCTATGCTGCAATGGTAGCTAAGACAGTATTAACTGTTAGAATGGCAACAACAACAGTAGGTGATAAGTATTATGAAGCAAGTTGTTTAATTACTTCTGGCAGTTTAAGCGCACCTATGGAAGATGCTGTTACATGGTCAGCAACATTTGAAATCACAGGCGCACCTTCAACAGGTTCAGTATCATAATCAATGCAAGTAGGTAGACTAAATCAGCGCATCATTATTCAAAATTATTCTGAAACTCAGAATAGTTTTGGCGAAGTGGTGCGCTCTTATTCTACCTTATACACAAGGTGGGCGCAAGTCAAGCCAACAGGCGGGAATGAGTCAATACAAGCGGATGAAAAGGTAGCGTCAAGAATTGCAGAATTTACTATCAGAATGCAAGGCACTACAATTGATGAAAAGATGCGTATTGTATGGAATGATTTCACTTGGGAAATTGTAAGCATTGATGAGATTGGAATTAACTTAAAAGAGGGTTATAGAATTACAGCGGTAAGCAAAGATTCACAATGATAAACTTTAAAGTTACCGGTATTGATGCCTTAGTTGATAAACTTGGAAGATTAGGAAATAGCTTAGATTCAAAAGATATTGACCAAGCAGTAAAGTTAGCAGCCGACCCAATAGTGCAAGCATTAAAGAGTGCCTATGAACCTCACAGAACTAAGACAGGTAAGAAGTCAATGGATGTTCACATAGGAGATTCTGTTCAGGCATTTCAAAGGAAAAGAAAAGGTACAGGAATGTACTTTGCTTACTACATCGGACCACGTTGGGGAGCAGGTGGAAACTTAGCTTACATTCTTGAATATGGAACTGTTGAAAGATACCGAGCAAATGTCAAGAAGGGCGGATTCACAACTAAAGGCGGGCGAACTTATGGGGCGACTTATGCAACAGGACAAGTTAGACCTTTGGGAATAATTCGTAATACTTACGACATGATGCGTGACCCTACTAATGCAAGATTAAAGAATAATGTATTAGCAGCATTGACAGCGATAGCGAAACGAAATAAACTAAAATTAGAAGCAGCGTAATGGCAGAACCAATAGAGATAGTATTTAAGTTAATTGAGGATAGTGGATTTGTTTCGAGTAGAATATACCCATCACAAGCACCTCAAGGAATTAATGTAACAACTCCATTCGTTGTTATGAATACTATATCTACAACTCCAACGAATACCAAGAAAGAAGCAAGCACATTAGACAGAGTAAGAGTTCAAATCAGCATATTTGCCAATTCATTTTCAAACATAAGCACACAAGCCGCAAGAATTAGAACTGCCTTAGAAAATATAATTAATGAGGATGTATTACTTGATGGAACAATCGTACAATGTAGTACATTTGAAGGGCAAGTTGATGGCATAGATTCAGGGGCGGGATTAGACGGAGTTTACTACATTCATCTAAGAAGTTTTGATACTCAGTTCTTGCCGTATTAACAAAACTTGTTAAAGGTATTTTGGCGGCCTCTAAATTTTCGCCCCACTTAGTTAAGTCTAC